AGAAGTAGTGGAAGGATATCAATCTTTCAGCACTCCATTTGGTAACGTAGGCAACGCCAACTTATCACTGCCTTATGTCAATGGTAGATATCAGATAGCTGGCTATATACCATTTGGCCAGGATAATATGTTCCCTGAGCTACTTAATCAGCTATACTATACATCACCATTGCACGGTGCCATTGTGGACTTCAAGACCAATGCAATAGTCGGAGGAGGGTATACTCTTGAGACTGCTAAGATGTCCAATGAGGATAAGTTGAAGCTGTATACCTTTGAGAAAAAGATGAAGCTCAACAAGACCAGCAAGGCTATAGCTCAGCAGTTGATAGTACACCACAGAGTTTACTTCAAGTTATGCTATAATAAGAAAGGTGAGCTGTACAAGATAGAGAATGTATCACCTGAGAAGGTGAGAGTGGCCAGAGATAAGATAACATACTTCATGTGTGATGACTGGTCAGCTCGTATTGATATAGTACCTATCAAGAAAGCACATCCTGCCAACACTGACCTTGAGCAGTTATATGTATATGAGATAATGACCCTGGGCCAGGAGTGGTATTCACTACCTCAGTACACATCTGCTTTGAACTTTGCCTTCCTATCTGGTGAGCTTAGCTACTTCGCTAAGAGTAACATACAAAACTCAGTGTTCCCTTCCTTTGCTATGATGTTCCCTAAGAGACCACAGTCAGAAGAGGAGAAACACATGATCAAGCAAACCATTGATAGGTTGAAAGGTGCAGCTAATGCCGGCAAGGCTGTGGCATTCTTTGCTAACAGTCAAGATGCATTACCAAAGATAGAGCCATTGCCTACCAACAGCAATGATAAGCTCTTCCATGAGGCCTCTGCACTCAATACTGAGCAGATATGTTTCTCACATACCATTGACCCTATCTTGATGGGAGTAAGAACCACAGGAGCACTTGGTGGTGGAGCTGATATCAAGCAGGCATACGTTGTATTTGAGAAGAATGTAGTGATGCCATTGAGAGACCAGGTAGAGGAGATAGTGAACGAGCTATTGGCACTGGCTAAGATACCAGGTGTGTACATGATTAACAACTTCCAGATAATAAATGAGACTATTGTTGAGATAGAAGGAGATGCATCTAAGACAGCTGATGCCATCAACTCATTGAGTCCATTAGTAGCTACCAAAGTATTGAATGCAATGACTCCGAATGAGGTCAGATCACTTGCATCCCTACCTCCTATAGAAGGTGGTGATATAATACCAACAGAAACACCTGCACCATGATATACTTTATAACAGAGACATACCTCAAGACCAACACACCTATCACAGCTAATGTGGATGTAACAGATGTTACTCCATACATAGCTACACAGGCTCAGCTTAGAGTGATGCCTATCTTAGGAACAACATACTACAACTATCTACTGGCTGCATACAACGGTCAGACGTTGACAAATGATGAGGAGGCACTTGTTGCCTTCATACAGCCAGTGATTGCATGGAGATCAGCAGAGGATGCTGTCTTTGGCTTGACATACCAACTCAAGAACAAAGGATTGCAGACTCAATTCGGAGATTTCTCATCAAATGTAGGTAGGTCAGAGGTTGCATTCGGCATGGAGCACTTTGCACAAAAGGCTTCGTTCTTTGAGCAACGGTTGATTAGGTACTTGATTGCTAACAAGGCATTATATCCTGGCTTCACAGACCCTATCAACAGAGATACTGACTTAAGACCTATGATAGATGCTTGTGATTGTGACTGTGTAGGGCAGTGTCATAGTGGATGTCCATGTGGAGGGATGAGAGAGAACGGATATAACAACTCAATACTGATATTGTAATGGCGTTTAATGAGATAGCATTCACAGTGATCACAGTACTAATGTCAGCAATAGGATACTTCCTAAAAGCATTGCACATTGACCTTAAAATGGTAGTAGATGAACAAAAGAAAATAATTGAGACTCAAGGAAGGCTCAAAGGTAAGATTGAACTGGTTGACAATGAGTCCAGGTTCAAGTATGAAGCCATTGAGAAGATGACTCAGCTTGAGATTAAGCACCTGGCAGAGCAAATCAGTGAGCTAACTCAGTCAGTGAAGAAACTAATAGAAGTACAATTAACAAGATGAGCATGAGAGAAAGATGGTCAGCTCCCACTCCTAAGTTCTGGAAGAGAGTACAAAAAATAGCAATCACAGTAGGTGCTGTAGCAGGTGTTATCATTGCTGCACCTATCACATTGCCAGCAGCAGTAGTAACTGTGGCAACATACGCTATCACAGCAGGTACTGTAGCGGCAACCTTATCACAATTAACAATAGAAAGCAATGAGCAACGTTAAGAGCTACACTGATAAGCAACTACTTGATAGAGTCAAGTCACTACCTACCTATAAGAACATACCAGCTGATATGTGGCTGTTGTTTGTTAGGTCAAATGAGGACGGTAACAACATCTTTGATGACAAATGCTACATTTTCAAGGGCTCAGCCTTCCAATATGTGACATCTTGCACCACAAACAAGGGCAACAAAGGTACTGCTGTAATGGAAGCAGACCAATGGAACTATGAATCGTATGCATACGGCAAGCATAGAGGCAAAATGGAGGCTCTTAGACAGATTAAAGGCGTTCCATATAGGCGTGACTATACCAATGATGGTAAAACGAACCCCACAACGGCTGTAATGACTGATTTAATATTCCTTAATATCCATGGAGCGACATATAACAAGGGTAGTCAACAAGTGGCAACACAAATAGGTGGCTGGTCAGAGGGATGTTTGGTCCTTAACAACAACCCAGAGTATGAACGCATGGTAAAAATGGCAAAGGATCAACCCAAAGTATCAATAGTTTTATTAAATGAGTTCTAATATGGCAAAGAAAGTAGGCAGACCTAAGAAAGTGGATCTAATCATAGAGACCAACAAGGCAGAGATTGAGTATCACAAAGATGGCACTAATCATGACCTAAAGTATGACGGCAAGAAGGTAGATGTGCACATCACAAAGGATGAGACTGGCACTAAAGTAGAGGTAGTATCTGAGAATAAGTTTATGAAAGCTCTTGCAACCTTAGCCTCTAAATTCATAGTCAAAAGATTCAAGAAATCTAAGTAAATTTAAATTAACATTCTATTGTTAATAACTTTTATTGCTAATTATTTGCGTAAATGAAAAAACTTATCTACATTTGTAAGGTAATCAAAACATAAAAGCAAATGAAAAAGTTTATTAAAGAATGTACCACCTGCTACGGCACTGGTAAAATGGGCAGCAACAACTCATGGGATAACCACCCATCAAGAGATGAGTCTTGGCCTTGTGACTATTGTGAGGAAGGTCAAGTACATGATCAAGAGGCACTCAATGAAGCCATTGAGGATGCAGAGTATATGATTGAGGGTATGATTGACCGTATCAGATTGACATCAGATAACATCAAGCTATCTGCTAAATTAGACTGTACTAATCTTGTTGCCAGATACAAGAATACACTGCACACACAAGCTCGTGCACTTGCAAGACTTGAGATGTACAAAGCTAACCTTCAAAACTTATAATCATGACAGAGAATCAGAAAGCAATACGTGATATCCTTATAATGGGGTCACTGTTAATGGTAGTTACTATAGTACTAACTATCATAGGAGTTATAGGATGATTAATTTAGCATACATCAACGGGTGGGACAGGTTCAATGAGAGCCTGTACTACCGTTACCTTAAAGCAATAAACAATGTGGACAGTACACTATCGAGTATACACTCAAGGAGCCTGGAGGATAACCAGCAAGAACGTAGAAGCAGACTCATCTGCTCAAGCAAGGCAAAGAGCCGATGTGTGGGAGAAGTTAATAATCAAAGTAAATAGAATATGAAGACAGCAGTAGAATGGTTGGTTGAACAAATTAAAAATAATGTTCATAACACAATAGAAGAATTTGAATTAATAGTTGAACAAGCCAAAGAAATGGAGAAAGAGCAGATAATGGAAGCCTTTGAAGCAGCAGAAAAATATTGTGGCAAAGATTTTTTACATGGAGATTTATACTACAACGAAACCTTTAAATCAGAATAGAATGAGTACAAAAGACAAAGCAACTGACATCTACACCAGGTCAATCAGGTTGCATGGATTATATGAAGGCAAGCAGCACGCTATTGACTCAGCTGTGGCAATTCAAACATTGGCCACATACGATCAGCAGAAGTACTGGCAGGAAGTAATAAAACTAATACAAAGCAAATGACAAGAACAATGACAACCTTAGTACTGGCTTATAAAGCTATGTATTATACAACAAGATACTCATGAATCAACTTAAGATGTACAGATGCATCAGACTCATGGAGCTCTTGCAAGAGACCCCAAGACAAATCTACACCATAGCAAGGTACTTGGGAGTAAGTGATAGGACAGTGTACAGATACTTTGACTTGTTTAAGCAGTTAGGGTATACACTTGAGAGGGATAGTAATAATAAATATAAATTAACGAAATGAAACAATACAAGATATGGCTTGAGGATACAGTCGAAGAGGAAGGTGGATTCTGGTGGTACTGCTGGCTGGATGCAGATGGCTTCCTTCATGACCACACCTATCCAGATGAGCATCCAGATACATTGCAACAATACCTGGCTTGGGGATATAAAGTGGAGGAGGTGACCAATGAGTGAAGAGGCAAAAATGGCACTACTAATGTTTAGTGTAGGGATAATAGTACTAATGATAGGAATGATATATAATGACAACAGAAATAATTAACTACATCAAGGAGCATAACCTTGACTCACCCAGACGGCACAGAGAATACTCTTATAAAAGGTCTTATCTGGCTTATCTCCTGCACAAGCAAGGCATGACATTGCAACAGATAGCTGATGTGTTCAATAGAACTCATGCTACCATAATGCACTGCATCACTTTGCATAAGCACTTCATGACTCAGAATGATACAATCTATCTCTTCCATATAAAGACGGAGGTAGACTACTTCCAGCCAATGGTAGAGATCAAGAGGAACATCTTTAATGAGATACTCAATGCATACAACACCACAGATTTAACAAGAATAAAAGAAAGAATATTAAATAATGAATATTTATTAGTACCTTAGCTCTGCTTTTACCTGATTGATTATCCGAAAAGACCCCCTCCTTGATTGGCTGGGGGTTTTTTTGTGGAAATATGTCACTTTTTGAAATATTTATTTTTTGGAATATTTA